GTTCATGAAGGCGGTTTGAGGCCGCCGCGATGATAGGAGCGGCGTTGATCGCCGTTAGCGAGGCATGGCCGTTGCGCGAGGCAGACGCGGCGGCCTACCTCTCAGAAACGAGCGCGTGGGCCATGCTTGCCGATATCTCGCTTTGCCCGCGATCTGCACCATACTGCACCGCCGCCTTCGGCTCGATGAGCGTGCCTCGGGCTAGGATTTAGGCCGGTTTCCGCCAACGGCCGGATCGCACCTTTTGCGACACGAAAAGACCGCGGGCGAGGCGGGGGGAAAAGCGTGTTTCTTGGGGTCGCAGGTCCGGGCGCGATCCCGGAAGTTTGCCGCGTCCGAGCGTTGCCCGGCCTCAGTTCGGCTAACGCGGACGCGAAGCCAATCGGGCGTCCACCGCACATCGTGTTCCCGAATCCGAAACGCAGCGACCGCTAGCGCCTCGTTGACGTCTTGGCAGAACAATTAGGCGGCAGCCTCCCGCAGTCGGAGAAATAGCCTACCGCGCGGTCGGGTCTAGCCGCACATGATCTGGATCGGCGGGCAAGCCCCGAACCTGTAGCAGGGCAAGGCCCATGGTTTGGGCAAGCGTTCGACCAATTGCCACTTTGGGATTATACCGTCCAATCAGCCTGACTCAGGGAATCGTCGCTCAGTACTTTGGGCGGACGCTTCCAGCCAATCTGGAAAACCGGGATATTGTGCAATGTTAAACGCGACGTTCCGATGCAATTTGTGTGGGGCGGCCGATACGTTCAGCCCTGACGGCGACTGGCGGGAGGCGTCATCGTGTTCGAGCTGCAGGTCCTCCGTCAGGGTTCGCCAACTCGTCTATTGCCTGACGACGAGACTTTTCGGATCGGCGCGATCACTCCCTGGACTCAGGGCTCGTGACATTCGCGGTATTGGCCTAAGTGATCCTGATATTCTGGCCAGCCGACTGGCCGGCGCGCTCGATTATACTAACACATTTTACCACACCGATCCTGGGCTCGACATCTGCAATCCAGGACCGGAGTGGATTTCCTCGAATGATTTCATCATTTCCAGCGACGTTTTTGAACACGTTCCATCACCGGTCCAGCGCGCATTCGATGGCGCCTTCTCGGTGCTGCGTCCCGGCGGCTTGATCGTGCTTACGGTGCCCTTCGATGAGCGCACAGACACCACCGAGCATTTTCCGAACGTTCGCGACTTCAAGCTCCTGAATTTCGATGCGGAATGGTTGCTCGTCGGAAGGACGGATGCGGGGAGCTACGAACTGCACGACGACCTGACCTTCCATGGCGGGCCGGGAACAACGGTGGAGATGCGCTTTTTCTCGCGGCAAGCGGTGATCGAGCATTTGGCGGCGGCAGGCTTTGTGGACATTTCGGTGTTTGATCGGACGGTGCCCGCCTACGGCATCTTTCCGCCGCATCAAGAGGGGGTGCCTATTACCGCGCGCAAGCCGGGGTGACGGTATCGTCACCGGAGGTTGCCTGCCTACCGTTCAGTCCTGACTCGAAGTCCCGCGTCGGCACCGCTTGCCCCAGAACCGTGCACCGTTCATAGCACTCCGCGGGCAAATCGAGGCGGGTGAATGATGATTGATAAACCCAAAATACTACTCCTTCCAAAATCGGTCAGTTCTCTGGACGGTATTAAGTCGAAGGTACTTAACGCGCTTGATCTTGCAAAGTCTCGGCTTGGTTTCAAAGATCGGATTCCTGCGAAAGCGAGGATGGCCCCATTGTATCCCGCGGTCACGTCCCCTCAAAGTCGCATCGATTCGCTGGAGGCGCGCTTAAAGGATGTCATAGATCGAAAGAGACGTCTGGAATACGAACTTGTACGGCGAGATACTGACATATGGGCCGTATCTGAACTGTTACATGACAGCGAACTGACCCAAGAGAGGCAGCAAGCTGATTTGGATTGGCTAGTCTCTCTAAATTTGCTATTTATGCGACGGCCTACTTGGTGGTTTATGCTCATACCGCCAATACAGCGAAAGCTTCTGCACCGGCGAGCTCGTCGGAAGAAACTGTTTGATGCTAAGCGCTATATTGCACGTTACCCTGACGTGGTGGTTTCCGGACAGGATCCTTTATTTCATTACGTCCGCCATGGAATGTGGGAAGGGCGGGTGAATGACCTTCGTGCTTAGATCGGGGCGGACGAATTGCTGCGAGAAGCGTTGCGACTGGGCCGGTGATGCGCCCAGGCTAGCGAGCCGATTGGGGCGGCAACCCTAAGCACAGAGCTATCAGCCGCCGGGGCACGGCCAATCTATCGCCTTTGCAATACGTCTTAGTTGCCGACGAAGCCATCAAACGTCAGTTACGACTGACTACAAGTACCGGAGACTTGGCAGTGAAGCTGAAATTCAATCAAGAGCAAGTTGATATTGTTAAGAACTGGAGTCAGTTCGACAGCGCTTGGTACCGGGATGAGTATCCCGATGTGAAGATGCTGGCCATGGACCCGGCCTACCATTATCTTTGGCTGGGGCAGCGGATTGGTCGGCGTCCGTCTGCGAACTTCGACCCCTTTACCGGCCGCATCCTAAAGCCCGACGAGCTGTTGCAGTTTATAAAAGCGCATCCGCTGAGCGCCGGCTGGGAACGATCAAAGCTCGAAGTCGAATATGCGCGCGCGCGCGGCAATTACGCACATGCTGACCTTATCAATTTGGTCGAGGCAGCCGTAGACCCACGACCGCCGTCGATCGCTGTTCAGGCGCACGTTTATTATGCAAATGTTATCGGCGAGATCGCGGCCTCGTTAAACCGCATGCCCGCTACGTTTGATTTGTACGTTTCCGTACCCGACGAATCAACGCGACGAGCGTGTCTTGAAGCATTTTCCGACATCGCCAAGCTTGATCGTCTCGATGTTCGCATTGTCCCCAACAGGGGTCGCGATATTGCGCCGTTTGTTGTGGAGTTTGGTCCGACACTTGCTACGTACGACGTAGTCGCGCATGTGCACACGAAACAATCACTTTACAATAAGGGTGCTACCGATGGCTGGCGCCAGTACATTATCAACGGACTCTTTCCTTCATCTGCCAACATCTGCCATATCTTGAACGAACTGAAAAGTTCTCGTTACGGAATTATATATCCTCAAAGCTTTTATAACCTACCATATATGGCACATACGTGGTTGGCGAATAAAGGTGTCGCTCAAGCTTGGTCGGAGCGGTTCGGATTAGATCACATACCTGATGGCTATTTCGACTTCCCTGCGGGCTCAATGTTTTGGGCGCGGACAGATGCGATACGCCCCCTATTAAGCGCTGACCTCAAGTGGGACGACTTTCCTTCGGAACAGGGACAGACCGATGGCACGCTGGCGCATTGCATTGAGCGTATGCTGGGCGTGGTAACGGTTTCGCGCAATTTCAAACACGGCGTAATCGCGGATAAGGGGCACCCCAGCTGGTCACGATGGAGAATTAATCAGTTCTTCGAGCGCCCCGTTCAACATATCTACGACGCAATAGCTGACCAGAGAACCAAGGTGATTGCGTTCGACATATTTGACACTTTGGTCATCCGCAATATGCTGGACGCAGACTATGTCAAAAAGGCTCTCCACGATCGATACACGCGAGCGGGGAATTCAAACTTCCTTCACCTTCGAACGACTTGCGAGGGAAACGCCCGATCGGCCAAAGGAAGCGACGTAGATATCGCCGAGATATACGCCGATATTGCGCGGCACGATCAAGAATCGGCATTTGGCTACGATATGAACGACGAAATTGCCATGGAGATATCGTCGGTAAAACCGCGTAGCGATGTTGTGGAATTATTCAATTTTGCTGTAAATTCCGGCAAGAGAGTTGTTCTTGCGAGCGACATGTTTCTTCAGAAGTCTTCTATTGAGACCATGCTGAAAAACTGCTCGGTATCCGGATGGAGCGAGTTCTATCTTTCATCCGAGATTGGCTTTCGCAAAGATCGCGGTGATATGTATCAGCATATTCTGCGAGCGGAAGCACTGGAACCGTCAGAGCTGCTGATGGTCGGCGACAATGAAAGGTCGGATTTCCAGATACCTGCCGATATGGGTATTCGAACCGTTCACGTTGTGAAGCCCACTAACATCATGCGGGCCACCCCGAGACTGGAAGGAATGATTCCGGACGCGTCCGAAGCCCCCGCTGGAGATCAATTTCTTTTCGGAGCGCTGGCTGCCGAGAATTTCGCGGCCGTTTCCTTTCCCAAATTTACGCCGGCGGACATGTTTGGCTCATCACCCAGTTCTATCGGTTACGGATTATTAGGTCCGATCGCGTTGGCGTTCTCGCAATGGCTTATCGAGGCCGCGAATGAGATGAAGGTCGACAGGCTCTGCTTTCTCTCTCGTGAAGGGAAATTTATGAAGTTGGCCTATGATACCTGGGCCGCGAGCCTGGGGTCGGGCATACCTAGTGATTACATGCTCGCATCTCGGCGAGCCATCACCGTTCCAGCCATCAACGGCATAGATGACATCTATGCTATCGCGCGATCGAACAACTTTTACGGAGCGAGCGTCGATCTTTTCCTGAGTGAGCGCTATGGGGTAACGATCGATGAACGTCTTTGGGCAAAGATCGAAGCTCGTAATATTTGGCGCAGAAATACGCCACTGACTATAATGGATCAGGATATCGATGATATCGTCCCTTTGTTGAATCATATTGCACCGCTTATATATGAGCGTGCTGCCATTGAGCGGGGCAACTGCATGAAATATCTCGACGATATCGGTCGGGTCGAGGAAAGCAGATGCGCGGTAGTGGATGTCGGATATGGCGGAACGATCCAGCGGCACCTCCACAAGCTTGTCCCTGGCAAATTTCAGGGTTTGTACATGATGGCCAACCAAAGTGCGCTGAATTGGGGCAGGTCTGCAGGAGCGGAGCTGCGCGGTTGTTTCGTCGCCATGGTAGATGGCGCCCCCAACGGGATATCATCCATGCTCGAAAATAGCTTCGTACTTGAGAAGATGCTGAGCGCCGACGACGAGCAGTTGTTATACTATGACGAGGGGGGCATTCCCCAATTCCGCGAGCGCCAGTCCTATGTCGACGCCGGGTCAAAAGTCCGTAATGAAATGCAGCGCGGTGCGATAAAGTTTATAGAGGATGCCGTTCGTTTTCGTGAGACGATCGAAAGAGACGTGACAGTCTCGCCCGGTAGGGCACAGGAACTGTTTGAAGAGTTTGTTGTTCGCATGTCTGATAATGAGTTGGAATGTTTCGCAGCATTGGAGCTCGATGACTTTTACTGCGGTCGGGGCATTATTGCTTAGCGGTTTTGGCTTTGGACGCGCCGCGAGACGACAGAAGGAACAGAAATGATGAAATATGGCATAGATGACGTTCAGAGGCTTAGCGCCTCTGAGTACTTTGACAAGGAATGGTACCTTGATACATATCCCGACGTTAGAATAATAGACATGGATGCTGCAGAGCATTTCCTGCGCGTAGGGTTGGCAATGGGTCGTGATCCCTCATCGCGCTATACCAATCACGATTACAGGGAGGCAGTTCGTTGCGGGGCCGATATGACGAGGAAACTGCCGGAGCGTGAGTTCTCGGCGACATCTTTGCCGTCTGAACGATCAGTTCAGTTTGACCGTCTGCATAATGTTATCGCCGCTGTCGTTTCCGAAGAAAACTTCGATAAACGATCATATGTCGCAGCATATCCAGAGGTAATTGAAGCGCAGGTTGAACCCTATTGGCATTTCACGAACTTTGGGTTTGAAGAGGGAAGGGAAGCATCCTTCTTTGACACTGATTGGTATATGTCACGATACCCCGAGGTTCTTGATGCCGGCTTCGACGGATTCGAGCACTTCCGTCAATTTGGGGCGGATGAACAGCGAGAGGCACGGTTTTTATTCGTACGCCGGACATCTTGATAAATTATATTTGAGGTATTGGGTGTATCTATCAATGTAGGTAATGGACCACTACGTCGGCTGGCAGGCAAGTCTTTAGTATCGTATGTTCGGATCGAATGGGGAGGGAGTGCAAGCGCCGCCCCCCCCTCGTTCATTACAGTCTGAAGTTCGAGATGATCAGCTCGGCGGCTTTCACGGCCGCCCCTGCACCGACCGTGTACGTCGTCGCGGCCTCGGTCATCGGGAAGGCAGCGAAGGTCTTCCGAACGCCCGGCGTGTCGTTGATCGACAGCAGGAACTTGCCCTTGATGCCGGCGAGCTGCGCGGCGAGCTGGTCGAAGTCCGCGCGGCCGAACACGTCCTGGCCGTAATCCTTCTCGCAACCCCAATAGGGCGGGTCGAGGTAGAACAGCATGCCGGCGCGATCGTAGCGCCGGATGAAATCGGCATAGGCAAGTTGCTCGATCGTCACGCCGGCAAGCCGCTCGTGGATATCGGCTAGCATCGGTTCGAGCTTGGTGACGTTGAACCGCGCGCCCTGCGTCCGATCGACGCCGTAGGTGCGGCCGTTCACCCTGCCCCCGAACGCCAAGCGCTGCAAATACAGGAACCGCACCGCGCGCTCGAGATCTGTCAGGCTCTCAGGCGGCAGAGCCTTCAGCCGTTCGAACTCCGCTCGACTGGCGACGCGGAACCGCAGCATGTCGAGGAAATAGGCATAGTGCCGCTGCAGCACGCGGAAGAACGTCGCGACGTCGCCCGACACGTCGTTGATGACCTCGACCTTCGGCCGCGATCGGCGCCGCAGGAAGACGCCGCCCATGCCGACGAACGGCTCGGCATAGCCGTCATGGTCGATGCGCTCGATCATCGCGACCAGGCGCGACGCCAGGTTGCGCTTGCCACCGATATAGCCTGCCGCGGGTGCGACGGGCCGAACAGGATTAGGGGTGTTCATGTTGGAAAATCTCGCCTTGTAGAGATCCCGCCCGGCGCGAGCCGGGTGCGGGACGGCCGGTGGCCGATGGTCGTGGCGAGCTTGTCCTCGTCGGTTTGCCGGGTTGCAGCCAGGCATCCCCCGCCCGGCTATGCCGGACGCGAAACCTATTTGCCCTTTGCGGGCGCGATCCGTTCCCGAAACCGGAACGCCTCGATACCGAGCGCCGCGTTCACGTCGGCGAACACGGCCTGCAACGGCTGGATCTCCAGCTCGAAGAACATCGACGTCGCATCTGTCGGATTGCCGAACGCCGAGCCCTGCGCCGGCACGATGCCGAGCAGCTGGGGCGGCACGCGGTGGGCGGCCAGCACGTCGGCCTGCGTCGCGGTCTTGATGCCGAGAAACTCGTCCTTTGCGCCCACCTCGGCGATCGGCACGACCTTGATGCCGTGCTCCTTGCCGGCCGGCGCGTGAATGAAGAGGTTGCGGAAATTGCCCGGTCCCTTCGATTTCTTCAGCGCCTCGCGCATCGCATCGGTGTCGCCGTTGGCGAATTCGCCGGTCGCATAGAGTATGTACCCGGCATGGCTGCCGTTCAGATAATAGCGGCGCCGGAACAGCGTCGCGGACTCGTTGAGCAATGCCGACTGGAGTGCCGACATGTATTCCGGGATGCCGTAGATCTCTTGGTTGACGTCGGGCTGCAGCACCTGGACCACGGCGCCGGGCGCATACTCGACCTCGGCCGCGCCGCCCGGCACGTAGAAGAACACGCCCGGCGCCAGCCCGCGGCGGGTGTATTTCGCCGGCAGATAGTCGAGCCGCAGCGGTGCGCCGAGCCGGTTCGGCAGGATCGACATGAACGCGTCACCGAACACCAGGTAATCCTGCACCAGCTTGGCGAACGTCGCGCGCGACAGATACCTGTTCGAGGATGCCCGGGTGCAGCAAGGCCTGCGCCCGCTGATCCAGAACATGGAGCTGTACCGCAAGATCCGGGCGGATGCGGCGAAGGCCGGCGGCACGACGGATCGCGATTTCGCCGATCGCATGAAGGACTCCGCCGAGCAGAGCAAACAGCTCACGATCAACGCGACCACGCTTGCCATCACACTCGGTTCGCAGCTGCTGCCGATGGTCAACGCGGTGGTCGAGCGCGCCAATGCCTTCGCGACGTGGATCGGCGATGTCGCTGCCCGCTACCCGAACGCGACCAAGGCGATTGCGGTCGGCGCCGCGGCATTCGCCGGTCTGTTCTTCATCCTTGGTGGCGGCGCGATCGTCATCGCCGGCCTGGTCGCGCCGTTCGCGGCATTGTCGTTCGCAGCCGGTGCACTCGGCATCGGGCTGCTCCCCGTGATCGGCATCGCCCTCGGCGTCGTCGCGGCCGTCGTTGCGATCGGCGCCGCGGCGTATCTGATCTACGCGAATTGGGGTGCGATCGGCGGTTGGTTCGCGGGCGTGTGGCAGGGGATCAAGACGACCTTTGCCGGCGCCGTATCATGGTTTGCCGCGCTGCCGACGCGGTTCGGGCAGATCGGTCGCGACATGATCTCTGGGCTGATCCGCGGCATCTTCAGCATGTTCGGCTCGCTCAAGAACACGATCGTCGGCGTGGCTTCGTCCGCGGCCGGCTGGTTCAAGGCGAAGCTCGGCATCCATTCGCCCAGCCGCGTCTTTGCCGGCTTCGGTGGCAACATCGTCGACGGCCTCACCAACGGCATCGCCGCGCAGGAAGGCGAGCCGGTACGGCGAATGGATCGTCTCTCCAGCCGCCTGACGGCGGCGATTGTCGGCGGCAGCGCGATACCCGCAATGGCGATGGGCGCCCAGGCCGGTAGCGCTGGCGCATCTGCCGGCGCCGCGCGCGCGGCGAGCAGCTACACCATCCACATCAACCAGCAGCCCGGACAGGACGCGCAGGCGCTCGCCCGGGCCGTCGCCGACGAACTGGACCGGCGCGAGCGCGAGACAAGCGCGCGGGGGCGCTCGGCCTTTGCCGATCGTCCCGATTGGGAGACCGTCTGATGTTGCTGCGCTCGGGCTCTTCCCGTTCTCGATCGACACGCTGGCGTTCGACGAGCTTGCGCGCCGCGCGACCTGGCGCCACGCCACCGCGAGCCGCATCGGCGCGCGCGACGCGACGCAGTACACCGGCCCCGGCGAAGAGACGATCGCCCTCCCCGGCACCGTCTATGCCGAGATCGCCGACGGCCGCGTGTCGATCGACGAGCTGCGCCGCATGGCCGACACCGGCGACGCCTGGTCGTTGGTCGACGGTCGGGGCTACGTCTACGGCGCGTTCGTCATCACCAGCATCGACGATCGCGCGAAGGCGTTCTTCCCGGACGGCACACCGCGTCAGATCGACTTCGCAGTCGATCTCTTGCGCGTCGACAGCGACGTAGAATGATCGCCAACATTGCCGCCGTCCGCGTCGTCGTCGACGGCACCGACATCACGCCGCTGCTCGAAGGCCGCGTCGCGCAAGGCAATGGCCGCCCGCCGCGCCGTCGCCTCGTCTCGCTCGGCATCACCGAAAAGCGCGGCGAGGAAGCCGACCAGCTCGATCTCGTCATCGACGATACCGACGGCGCCGTCGCGCTCCCGCCGACGGGCGCGAAGATCCACGTTTGGCTCGGCTGGAAGCAGGGCAGCGACGTCACGCCCGGCCTGGTCGACAAAGGATGGTTCATCGTCGACGAGGTCGCGCATGGCGGCCCGCCCGACCTGATCACGATCCGCGCACGCTCGGCCGACTTCACCGGCGATCTGAAGACCAGGCGGGAGAAGAGCTGGCACAGCACGACGCTCGGCGCGATCGTGACCGAAATCGCCGAGCGGCACCAACTGACGCCGCGGTGCGCGGCCAGCCTTGCCGGCATCGCGGTCACGGCAAAGGCGCAGAACCGTGAAAGCGATCTCGCCTTCATCCGGCGCCTCGGCCGGGAGCGCGGCGCGGTGGCGAAGATTTCGCGCGGCGTGCTGATCTTCTCGCCGATCGGGTCCGGCGTCACGCCATCGGGCAAGCTGATCGCGACGGTGGCTATCGCTCGCCGCGACGGGGACGCCCACCAGTTTGCTCGCCAGAAGCGTGACGACGTATCGGGCGTGCAGGCCACTTGGCACGATAGGATAAACAGCAAGCGCCAAAACGCCGTGGCAGGTAAAGCGGACGGGGCGACGACGCTTTCGCGTGTGTACTCCAGTGAAGCGGACGCGCTGGCCGCTGCCAATGCCGCACACCGTCGCGCCGGCCGCGAGCCGGTTTCCCTTACGTTGTCTCTCGCGCTGGGCCGCCCGGACATCTATCCAGCGAACAAGGCGAGCGTCACCGGTTACAAGTCCTCAATCGATGCAGTCGAATGGTTGGTCGCTGAGGTTACTCATACGATAGGCGATCGTGGCTACAGCACGGGCCTGAAGCTCGAAGGCTGGTAACTGGCCGGTTCGCTATTAGCTCACCGGCCTGTCTCGACTGAGTCCTATAGGTCGAAAGCATTGTCAGAGAAGGTTGACCGCGTCTCGTAAGCTCCGGACTGAAGGTAATGCAACATCGGATCAATCCCGGCCTGAGCCACGTCCAGGTAGTGGCTCATGTATTCACTGGTATCGAATGAGATGGACGGATCACGCCCTTCTTTCCAGCCGAACTGTGAGAAGTGATCAAGCGGGTTTATTCCAGCCGCCGCAACGTCCGAATAAGCGCTTATATAGCCGCTCGTGTCGAACAGTGCATTCGGATCACGGCCCTCGTGCCAACCGATCGTTTGATAATGCTCAAATGCAAAACCGTTGACGTCTTTCCCCGATGCAACCGCCGCAACCGCAACGTCGGCGTTCGCCAGCAAATAATACTCTGGATCGAACCCGTTCGCCATGATTTTGGTGCCAATTGCCGCATATGCCTGCCGACCTTCGGCCTGGCCTGATGTCAGAAAGTGCGCAAAGGGATCAATTCCTGCTGCAGCGACGTCGGGGTTGTTAAGCAGATAAAGGGTCGTATCGAATGACGCCGAAGCATCGCGACCTTCTTGCCAGCCGAACCTATCGAAATGGGTCAACGGATTAATTCCTGCTCCGCGGACATCGGCATTCACAGCCAAATAAGCGGATGTCGAGAATAATGCGTTGGGGTCACGTCCTTCTTGCCACCCGCTTTGATCATAGTGTTTTTCCGCGTCTACCTGCGCGCGAAATACATCCGTGTTGTGTTGCGCATAGTACAGGCCATCAAACAGTGCTGATGTTGACTTTAAATTCAGACTGCCGTCAATAAATCGAATCGCCTCAACGTTCTTTAGATCATCTGAACCTTCTGGTCCAACGACATGAGCACCAGCTTCACCCGTCCTAGTAATGCTTGCCTGCGAAAAGCTTGAAGAAAACACCGCAGTATCTCTGCCGATGCCGCCGTCAATCAGGTCGTCGCCTCGGCCGCCAGAGATAACATCGTTGCCACTGCCGCCGTCTAGATAGTCCTTTCCCGCGGCCCCTGCTAATAAATCGTCGCCATCCGCTCCGTAGAACCGCACACCATAGAACCCACCCGTGTCAGTAGAGAGAAGCGTATTACTGCTTGCGTCTCCATAAATAGTCGAATCGCCACCGGCACTTTCAAACACCTCAAACCCAGTAAACGTGTATGTTTGCTTATGGTACTGATCAAGTGAACTTATTGTGCCCGCTCCGATGTCAACCAGCATACCATAATTTAGCGCCAATGTATCGCGTCCTGCACCGCCATCCAGTGAAGCTGATGCCGGCGACGAATACGATGAAACGAAAACCCTATCAGCCCCGGCTCCTGCTGATACTGCAATCACTCCGTTGACACTTAAATAATCATCACCGGAACCTGATGTTATATTTATCGCCGGTCCAGCGTATTGAGGCGAGGTTGTCACAAACTGATTATTATTGTTGAGCAGAACACTTTCAACGT